TCTTCGCCAGTTCAAGCTGGGTGTCAACTGCACCGAGTAGCGAACTATGCCCACGCAAACCCTTAGTGGCGTCTTTACCTGAGTGATGCAGAACCATCATGGCGCAGCCCAACATACGCTGTATCCTTCCAGCGTTGTGGATAAACGCTCCCATGTCCTCCGAGTTGTTCTCGTTGCCACCGCCAAATGCTCTGGCTAACGTGTCAATCTGCACCAGTTCAAACTGGACGCCTGACTTCTCCATCAGGTCCTTGATCGAGGCCACCAGCAGATCGAAGTCCTCCGCGCTGGATCTCATGTTGATGGCCGCCCTGATGACGTAGATTTCAGCACCAGCTTGCGTGCGGTTGTGCATCTTGCAAGCCTTGATCCTGGCTCCGATTCCTCCAAATCCCTCACCGGCAATGTAAAGGACTGCTCCGGCCGCCTGCACCTCCCGCCCCATCCACGCCCTGCCCGTAGCTACCGCCTCCGCAATGTCTAAAGCGACAAAGGACTTGTAGCTGCCTGGCGGCCCGTACAGGGCGCAGAATGCCTTCTTCGGTAGGACGTTGTCTATCAGCCACTCCACCGGCTCGTCCTCAATGTCATCCCAAGCCTCAATGTTGAGCAGCTGCCGTGGGACAAGGATTGGCGGCTCAGTTCTATCAAAGTTATCGGGTTCTACAGTAACTTCGATAGTTTCCCGTGGAATAATCCACTCTGGTGTCTGCACCTGATTGACGTCGGTGATGACGGGCAGCGCCTTAGCAAGTTCTGCCAGCTTGGCCCTGTCCCCGCCGTCCGCTACCCACTCGTAGGCATCGTCACCCAGATCCGGTAAGTTGAAGTCGAGCACGCGAATCGCCTTAGCTACTGGCAGCAGCGCCTGCACTACGCGCTTTGCGTACTTCCAGCCTGGCGCGTCGCAGTCTGGGACTACGATTACCACTGCTCCAGTAAAGTATCGGGTAATGTCTTCCGGCCAGTGGCTTGCACCAGCGTGCGAGGTAGTAGCAATGGCTCCTATGCTGACCAGGGCATCCGCTGCCTTCTCGCCCTCTACCAAGTAGATGGCTCTGCCAGCTTCACGCGCATTCAGCAACTCCGGCAATCGGTAAGGCACGATCCGCGCACCTGTCATGCTGCCCTGGCGTCTGCCTGCAGCATCCACCTTGTGCAGGCTGTACGTCTTACCCTTCTCGGTGTTGGTCTTGAATCTTCGCTTTACGAACAGAGTCTCGCCTTGCTCGTCCTTGTACTCCCACTCCTGCTCCAGCGTTGGCATCGTCATCAATTCACCCTTGATAAGTTGGAGACTGTACTCTTGGCGCTGAAGTGTCGGCAATAGGTTGCGCTCCCTGACAGCGTCAAATACCGAGTGCTGGTCGCAGCCACCGTGGCAGTGGAACAGCAGCTTTCCATTGTCTTCCTTGATGCTTAGGCTGGGGTTCTTGTCACCATTGCCGCGCCCGTGGCCTGCCACAGGGCAACTCGCCAGCCAGTTCCCGTTCACTTGCTTGGCGTTGCCTAGGGCTTTGGCTATTGTTTCAGTGTCCATTTTCTTGTTCTCAATTTTTAGAGGAAAAAAAAGCCGGTGGGGATCAGCCACCGGCCACCAGACTACTGGTTAGAAAAACTCTTCGTCATCCATCACCGGCGCAGGCGCTGGCTTTGTCTTGCGTACTGGCGTTGGCTCCGGCTCGGCCCAATACTCCAGGCCATCTTCAGCGTTCATACCAGCGGGCCGCGCAACCCAACTCACCAATTTGAAGTTCGGAACTCGCGTGTTGCCCTTGCCAACCTTCTCGGCTGTCGAGTTAACGTACTCAATGACCGGAAGACGTCCATCCTTATCGTCCTTGTCGGCGCATTCAGCGTAGATTTTTTCAAATCCTTTGCAGGGTCCATAGGCGTTCGACGACCAATCCACCATTCCGAGTTCTTTGCTATAGAACGTAATCACAAACCCGCGCTTGTAGCCCTCACCAGGCGACTGGCTCTTAGCGCCCAGAGTCTCATCAGGCTGCCAATCGCGTACACCAGCACCAATCATCAGCCAGCCGGTCTGCACCGAGTCCAGGTCCATGACCACTTTTTTGAGTTGGATTTCCTCACCGTCGCGGTTTGTCCAAGCGTTAGCCTGTGGTGCGAATCGGATGTAAGAGTTACCCGATCCATTGTTGTTTGAAAGATTCAGCATTTTCAGTTTCCTAAGTTGCGTGCGTTAGCACAGTGTTAGATGTCGGAGGATTCCAACATCTTTGCCAGAGTCAGTCCAGAAGAGACCTTCTCTGTCAAATCGTCGAGCAGATGCCGGTCATCTTTGCTCAGTAATTTCTCAGCTTGCGCTGGCGTGATTGGTTCGCTCTTGTACAGCTTGGCAGTCTCAATCGGCAAGTCGCTGATGTCGATGTCTGCCTTCCACTTGCGGATAGCGCGTTTCGGAACCAGGTTCCAGCCTGGCACTGCCGCGCCATCCTCTAGGCGCTTAGTCGCCACCTTCTTCAGTTCCTCGTAAAACGCCTCGACTAGTTCACCCTGCTCCAACCAAGTAGCGATCTCGCCCTCGCTGAGTTCCTTGGTAGGCGCTAGCGGCAACTCGTAAGCCTTCTCGCGCAGGGCTGGGCAGTGTAACTTGGCCGGACAGTATTTGCAGGCATTGCGTGACGGTGTCGGATAGGCGTTCATGGTGCTGATGTCAGCTACCGCCTTCATAAGTTCGTTATCGCGCCACTCGTTCAGTTCTGCTAGCGTCATCTCGTGAGTGCGATTCGCGCCAACCTGTGGCTGGACAATGGTCAGCCTGATGGTCTGGAAGTCGCCTAACTCACGCATCATTGCCAACGCGTAAATCTTCAACTGCGCCGAGTCAGCGTCAACGTAATTGCGGCCCGTCTTGAGGTCAACGATCTCGATGATGGAGTCCTTAACGCTGTACCCAACAACGTCGCACGTCCCAGCCAAAGAGATCTGCATGGTGTTTAGCACCGTCCCGTGTTGCTCCACCAGGACACGGCCTAGGTCAGTCTCTAGGCGCTTGATAGTGTCCAGATGCAACTGCGCAAACTCCGCATTCTGCTCGGTGATGACGATCTGCTCGACCATCTTGTTGACGTAGTTTTTTGGGTCATCCTCTGTCTGCCAGCACAACTCGGCCAAAGCGTGAATAGCTGTCCCGATTTGCGCAGCCTCACCGGACGGCGACTCAGGGATTCCGACTGACAGGTGGACACTTGCAGGGCAGGCCATCCAGCGTGCGGCGGCGCTTGGCCTTAGTTTGATACGTTCCATTTTTCTCTCTCTCTTTCGTGGTCGTTTGAAATGATTGCATAGGCTTGTTTGCGTACCTCGTTGGTGACCGCGTGACCCAGGTCATCAGGGTCCAGCAGGCGCTTGAGCAGGACAGTCTTATCGCGTGATGATTCGCGCTCCTTCTCTAGCTGAGTGCCAAGCCAGATAATGTGTTCGCGCATGGTGCGCAGTTGGTCAATCATTTTTTGTCAGATACCAGTAAGCAATGAGTGCCGCATCTGCGCGGCCATCGTCCTTCGCACGCTTAAACAGATCGGCGCGTGTCGGGAACAGTTCCATAGCCCTCATGCGGCTGGCATCCTTACCCGCTGCGCGACCTACAGCCTTTGTCCAGATCTGGGGAGTGACATAAGTGTGCGGAATCTTCAAGCCAACCACAACTCCCTCAATGATGCCTGCTGACCGGCCAAAGTTAAACATACTCGTCACGCCTTGGCCGGGCATAGCGCCAACTTTTTCAATCGCAACGTGCGAGTCAGGGTAGCCCTCCAATATATTGCGTAATGCAGCCGCGCTGATGTGCCTTTTCTTCGTTTTGCCTGAGTCCACTTCCAATGTAGGCATATCAATGACTTCTTTTAAAGTGTATGAGTACCAATCAAACACACTTATCGCTCCGCTGATGCCTGGGTCGATACCGATGACGAAACTCATGCTGCACGCTCCTTCTGCAGCGCCAGCAGCCTGGCTTCCACCAGGGCGTCGCAAGCCTCTTGCAGATTGATGACCGCCGAGTACAGTGGAACGACCTTTCCGGTAGACCAGCGGCTGACCTGAGCCTTGTCAATGCCTGCCGCGTAGGCGACATCGCTCAGAGTAAAGCCCGACCGTTCCGCTTTCTCGCGGATGGCTCGGATTGCTTGTTGTGTAGTGGATTCCATGATGGTATTGTCAACTCCTAAGTGACGCATTATGCATTCTTTTTTCTAAGGGTTATCCCTGATCATTTCGCAACTGCTGTTGCTATCATTCATGAGATGATTACTTCGTCATCAACAACAGGAGAACGTAATGAAACTCACCGAGTACCAGCGCAGCCAGCTAAAGGCTGCCGCAGTCTTTGGAGGCGACCAGATCGACAAGGTCGCCGCCAGCTTGCAGCGCGAGAACCCAGAAGCCTTTTTGCGCGAATCGGAACTGCATCAGCGCAACTTCTACCATGAGCCAATGTCGTACGGGTCACCCGTACCCCACCGGTCCTACGTCAAACGCTTTGTGCTGCGCCAGTACAGCACCGAGCAGCGCCAGATCATGGCGCAGAACCACTACCTAACCACCACTTACCAAATCGGAGTCGGAGCATGAAACAGCTTTTTCTTGACGCAACGCTATCTATTGCAATCCTTTCCGGCCTGGTCTACGTTACTCGCCAATGGTGGTTCGCATGACACCAACATCCAGACTGCGCTTTATTGAGCGCCTTGTGCCAATGCCTGAGCATGGCGGCTACCTAAAAACAGTCCGCATCCTACAGCAATGGTGGGAAAAATCATTAACTATCAATCTTGGTTGGACTGGCGATATGCCTTTGCGGAAAGCAGAGGGCGAATGGCGTGATGTACCAATTGAAAAGGAATAGCAAAATGATGAACCCACTAGAGATCGAGATCAAGAAGACCGTATTCGCGCACCTTCCTGCCGTTGGTGACTTCGGCATCTTGTCACGCGGTGACCTGGCTACGGTCCTGCATACCGCCTGCACTGAGGCTGCACTCGCAGGCTGGGCGCGTGGCGCTGAGACTGCACAAAAACGTCTGGACCAGGAGATTGAGATCCTGCGCCAGGAGTTGAAATCCATACAGACTGAACTGGCGTATGCCAAAGCCAATTAGCCTGATCGTGCTGGCGCTCTGCGCCATGCTGTTTGTGTTTGATTCACCGGAGTACGAACAATGGATACAGATGATGAAATTGAATCCTGGGCAACCATCGCCCTCGGCCTGATAGCGAGCGTGTTTTTCTTTATTGGCGTCGTTGCCGTCATAGTTTCAGCCTGCATGGCCTTTGGCTATTACACCTACCAACCTATGTGCGGCAGCATCGCCGCGATGTTCACCCAGGAGTGCAAGTTAGCATGATCCATATCCTATACATACCCGTCCTGTTTATCTGCATGAACGGGAACTGCGAGTTCATGCAGGCGCAGACCTCTTACAAGTCAGAGCAGCAATGCCGCGCCGTGGTGGACGTTCAAAAGGAAAATCTGCAAAAGATGGCGCTCAAAGGTGGTCAGATGGTCACCCAGATCGAGGGCACTTGCATCACATTGAAAGGTGGGATGCTATGACCGGATTTGATTCAAAGCGTGAGGCTGCTGCGGACAAGTTGCATTGGTCAGACTGTGCGGTGCATAACGGGCCAGCGTACCCAGCAGGGCCATGTGATTGCGGTGCAGCGCAGGAGCCTGTGGCGTGGATAACGCCGGACGGGGAAGGATTCCGCATAAGGTTTTCAGCGCCGACAAATGATGTACCGCTTGGCTGGGATGCCCTTTACACCACCCCACCCCTGCCAGCGCAGCCAGCGCAGGATCCTGAGATGCTGACCATTGTTTATCAAAGCGGTTACCACGATGGCAAACAAGCGGCACTGGCTGGGAGGGAATGGAACTTTTGCGAACGCTGCGGCAAGCGCACTGCTGACCTGACAATCATCCACACTTGCACACCACCACAAGGGGACGCATGATCTGCCCACAACCGCAATGCAAATCCTGGACCCGCGTGCTGGAGACCAGGCACAAGTACGACAACGAAACATATCGTCGGTATGAGTGCGCCAATGGGCACAGGTTCTCGACGATGGAAAGAGTGAAAGTAGATCGTGCAGCCAACCCGCCTAAAGCAGATTGAGAGCGCCCTCAGAAAGCGTCCCATGACGCGCAAGGAGTTAGCGGCTGCCGTGTTCCTGTCCGAGCGTGCTGTTGAGTACAACATGAAGAAGATGCATGAACGCGGCCAGGTCTACGTCGCAGGCTGGTCCCGCACCAGCGGGAGGATTGCCAGGGTCTACGCCTGGGGGATAGGGACAGACGCTCCCAAGCCACCGGCCTACTCGGGGTATGAGCGCGTCAAGAAAGCGCGTGCGAATGAGTCCCAGGAGGATAAGGACTTCCGTCGAGCGCGTGAGCGTGGCAAGCGCAGGAAGATCAAGGTTGATCCGCTGATGGCGGCATTTTATGGAGTGAAGTGATTAGCGATACAGCAAGCCGCGAGGTCTGTTGTAGTATCGTTTGTCGCCACCTTGAATTGGTACATCATACTTGTCAGACACTGGCGTATATGGAGGTATGTCACGCGGGTCTAGCCTAGTCTGACGCAATCCTGTCATGGCGTTATATGCCGCACGATCCTCTGGAGTTGTAAGGATGTTCTCGCGCACATATGGGTCATCTGTCAGGCGCTTATTCTTTAGCTGCTCCAGTGCTGACAGAGTAGCAAACTGCTCGTCTATCATGTTCTGGTAATTCGGGTCCTGCATAAACTCAGGATCAAAATAAAACTCATTAGTCGGCAGACCAAATTTCTCTTGCAGATACGGAGCGTTAGCTATCATCCTTTGCATCACTTGCGCTGAACTGGTAGGAGCTATCTCGTTCCACTTTTTGCTCATTGATCCAGGTAGACCTAGGTTCTGCTGAGATAGAACGTGCTCAATCTCATGCGCCCTACTGATGTCGGGTGTAGGGTCAATCGGACTATATCGGATCAACTTTGGAGCAACAGAACCAAGCAGCCCAGAAGTAGCGGCGGCACTGCCTGGGCTAGTGAGAGGCATACCCTCGTCAAATGCCTCCAGCAGCGAGTACGTCCCTGCCATTGTGTACGGTTTCGCACCAGGTATATCTTTTAGAGATATCCTATTCATGAATGACTTGACAGGCTTTTGCTCTCTGTACTTACCGGTGTAATAAGCAGGCAGTTTGTCTTGGTCTGTTGCTCTCCAAATGTTGCCCTGCTGCTCAGGCGGCAACTTTAGGAAATCCTCAAAACTAAGGTAGTCGAGCAGTCCAGCCATCGTCTAGTCTCCGAGTAGTCCAGTGTTTGACGTTGGAATTCGCTCTGCGCCCAGGTAAGCAGCACGTCTTCCGGCTTGTGTACCAATCAGCTTGACTGCTGTATTAATCTTCTGCTGTAGCAATGCCATTGCGCTATTGTCAGTTATGGCCTTCTGCACCAGTTGCGGGTCATTGGATACCATAACCCTAGCCACTGCATTGCGCTGCTGCTCATTGAGATTCGGAGCTTCTTTGTTGATGAATTTTCCCAGCACCCGCATGGCAGTCATGGGGTTGGTGATGTTCATCAACTCTTCAGCCGAGATGTCCATCCCTACTCGCGCAGCTTGGCCCTGGGTAGGTGCGGTGGTGGAACCACCAAGAACCACATTCTTAGTACGTTGAGACTGCGCCGCCAGTTCAAGCCTGGACAGAATAGCCTGCAAGTCATCCTGCGGGTAAATGGTACGCAGAATGCGCCCCTCTTTAGACTCAGGGTTTGCGAGTGTCGCCATCATCGACGCACGCTGTCCGGTACTCATCTTGTTGCGCAGAGCGTCCATTACACCAGCACGCAATGCATCAACCGATGCCGGACTTGTCAGCAGATCATTGAAGTAGATCTCAGCCTCATCCGCGCTCTTGCCGAATATCTTGCGGCCTTCTGCGAATGCGTCGCGGCTAGAACGGCGTGCTTCGGCCTGGGCGCGTGCATCTGCCAGTGCCTTGGAGGAGTTGTCGATATTGGCGCGTAGTGAACTCTCAACATTCTTGAGCGCCTCACCTACAGAGCCACGGCCACTGGTATAAGCCTCGTTGACTGATGTCTGAATGCCACGGCGAATAATCTCGGCATCCTCTAGCGTAGGTGCGCGGCTGAATTCAACATCGCCAGATGCGTTGAATGAGAAGAATGGTTTCTTGCCGGTCTGCGCGACATACAACTCGTTAATGTTCTTCACAGACTGAGGCGAACGCTTGAGCGCGTCTGTTAACCCTGACAGCAGCAGTGGGGATATGACGCCACCCTTGCCAAAGGCATTGGTGTATGCCTCTTCTTCAACTTGCTTTGCAGCCGCGTCAGACAGTTTGTACTGCGCCATGACGTTTCCAGGTTGACCGGCAAGCCTCTGCTGCATCTCAGACACTGCCAGGCCACGCAACATATCAGGACGATCCTGGATGCCCTTCTGGATGGTTGTGGCGGCCTCTCCACCTTTTGCGTACATACCGCGTACTGCCATCGACATGGTTGCGTTCTCGGCCATGATGTTGCCGCTGACAATGCCCTGCACAACTTGCTCTGGCGTCATCCCTGACTCTCTGACAATGCGCTGGATTTCGGTCTCAACGATCTTTGCGCCACGGTCACCGGTAAGGCGACGCGCAGAGTCCATCAGCTTGTCAACGACAAAACCACCGCCACCGATAACGCCAGACACAACCGGAGCCGCTACAGCGCCAATTGCTACGCCTTGCGGTACGCGAGACAGTCTGTCTATCACGTCAGCCTCTCCGGTGTTAAACGCCGTTACGCCACCGATACCAGCGCCGCGTGCGGCCATACCAGCCAGGCGTGACATCATTGGCGCTGTACGCGCTATGGCTGCCGGTGCAGCAGCCTGCGCACCAGGTGTAAACATGGCGGCAGCAGTAGGCAGCAGACCGCCTGCTACCTCATATCCAAGTGCAGCGCCTGGCTCTGCCTCTTGGTACGCTTTAGTCTTTGACCTAATGTCGGCAAGTGCTGCGTCGTAGTTCTCACCGGCCAGCGATCTCAGATACGCTTCTGCCTCGTCAGCGCCACCCAGCAGCAGACCTTGCGCCATAGAACGCACTCGTTGCGGCGCTACTGCTGCTGGTGCTGGGGCTGCCATTGGTGCGGCTGCTGGTGTAGCCAGCGCAGCGCGTAGCGAAGTGAGCTGCTCTGTGGTGAAGCCGGAGAAGTCACCGACCTGCGCCTTGCGTAACTGCTCGTCAGTGAATTGGCCTAGTCCATCGCTCATCGCATTCCACCTCCACGTTGTTGCTGGGCGCGTCTTGCTAACTCAGCATCGATTGCATTTTGCGCTGCATTACCGCTACCAGCCGATTGATATGGGGCAACAGTGTAGAAAGGAATGTATTGTTCAGAACCAGGCAGTTTTTTGAACTCGGAAAGATACTGCTGCTGTTCAGACATACGGTACTGCGCCATTTTCTGCGCTGCAATCAATGCTGTTCGCAATTCTGCTGCACTCATGTTCTGATCGCCAGCAGCAGACCGCTTCAGCATCTCACGCTCTGGACCGGTAAGAGTTCCCTGTCCCTTTGTATATGACGCTGCATTAAGCTCTTGCTGCGCAAGACCCTGCACAACACTTTGCGTGTTGGAAAGAATTTCGTTTGCATCTTTACCAGCAATACCCATGTACTGACCAACGCGGGTAAGCGTGGTGCGGTAATCTGCCAATGGCCCTGTGATTGCCTTATCAAGTGCAGGAAGAACTCTGTCCACATTCATTAAGGTCTCTTTAGCAGACCTGGCTTGCGCCGTCATATCGCCCATTTCCTTAACGATGTCCTTATTGATTTCAACGTCTCTTGTTTTCTGACCAGTGTCAACCTTAACGCTGGTTTGCGACGCTCCAGATTGGCGCAACTTCATCACGTTTTCAAAAGTTACAGCTGTGCCTGTCGCATTCAAAATTCTGATTTCAGTAGGATTCGCCTCTGGATTCTGTGGGTCTAATGATCGCAAGCTCTCCAAAGTAACAGGCAAATTGAGTGCTCTCAATATGCGGATTTTCTCTGGGTCTTGAGCCGCAGCAGCCGGATTCAGCTTCAGTAAATTTTCAAGTGTTACGGGCAATCCAAGAGCCTTCAATTTCTTGATGTCATCAGGAGTTGCTTCTGTCTTTTGCTCCATCAAGCGCAGAGCCTCTTTATAGCCTTCCTTTGCTGGCAACCTAGAAAGAATCATCCGCTGCTCTTTAGTTAACGATGCAAGACCAGTAGGTGCAGCAGCCGCAGCGACAGGCATCGCAGCGGCAGCAGGCATTGCAGCCCCTTCCACTACAGGAACAACTTGTCCAGCAGGCGCAGTGACAACGCCAGCGGGTTCCGCACCAACCGGACCGCCACCAATAAGGTATTCCCGATATGCCTTCTGGTCCGCAATATCGCGCTTGTACTCATCCATCTTCTGCTTCATCGTCATGCTCGTGAGTAGATTCTGCTGCGCTGCCGTGTAGCCCTTCTGACCAGCACCATAAGCCTCACCAAGCGCCTGACCGAGTCCTACTGGCACTCGGCTAGGTCCAGATGACGCAAGCAGTTGCATGGCCGCTGCCATGACGCCCTGGTTCTGTAGCTGCGCTCTCTGCTCCGGCGTCATGTACTCGTCCAGCGCGGATGCATTACCAAACATATCACCCAGCAGGCCGAGTGTGCGGCGGGGTGCTGCTCCTTGCATTGCTGGTTCAGCTTGTGCTGCTGCAGCCTCTGCTTGTGCTGCAACATCCTCCGGTGCAGCCATAGCGCGATAGTTAGGATTGTCCTGAGCTACCCTATCTTCAATGACAACAGGCATCCTTGATGGCCCGATTTGGGGATTAAAACGCAGTTGCGGCACATCACCCATCAGTCCCGCGCTGGGAGTGAAGTCTCCCATTTGGGTAGGAGCGAAGACTCCCATATTGTTGAGATATAAACTCTCAGGACCTTTCCCACGCGACATAAATCTAGTCGTTGGGCGGGAGTTCTGATTGAACCTTGTAGCCCCAACCCCACTACCAAGGTAATACTGGCTTAATGGGTTAAATGTGTATGGATCACCATAATAGAAATCTGACAGTGTTGCCATCTTGTTCCCCTTATCCAAAATATCCAAGCAGACCGCCGATGGCAGCGCCAGTTGGCCCACCCATCTGGTAACCGGCATACGCACCGCCTAAACCACCCGCTGTTCGGTTCTGGTAGTAGGGTTGCGTCTGGGTCATGCCGAGATTTGGTAGCTGGGTGCTGAGTCCACCAGTTGCAATTTGCAACTTCTCCAGGCCGATGTTGCGCAGGGCATCCAACTGTGCCTGCTCCAACTGCTGACGCGCACCGCCCAGACCCATCACTGCCTGGCCGCCGGAGATGTTCGCTCCCTTGGCGTACTGTGCCAGACCAGCAGCTTGGCCGTAACCCTGTGCGCGTAACTGCGCAGCAGTATCAGCCGCCTGCTTGATGGCAGCAGCGTTTGTGAGTGACTCTGCGACGCCTTGGCGTGATCCACCAAATGCTTTAGCTGCAGTAGCCGCCTGCCGGTCCTTGAGACGCTGGGTGTCCAGTGCGCCGCTTACGTCAGCCAGTGAACGCTGGACCACCTCGTTCTCGTAGGGGTTCATAAACTGCTGGATGGACTCGCCAGTAAACGGGGTCAGTGCCTCGTTTGTGACTAGCTCCTCACCGGCCTGGTACAGAGGATTGAAACCGGCAAATTGCCGTACCGGTAACGCTCCGGCTACGTTCTGAGCCTGGCCGATATTGCGTAGATACGCCGCCTTCAGATCAGGGTCAATTGCTGTGGTGCTAGTTGTGCTGCCGCCGCCTTTAGACATATCGTTTCTCCTTACATTTCGAGCAAGCCGCGCAGCTTGCCCTTTGAAATCTTGCCCGAGTTAATAGCATCCATCAACTCAATACCATATTTTTTTACCGCCTTGTCGTTGATGACGTACTCGCCATCCTTGAGAGCACCGTAACCGTCATCTGGACCCATTGGGTTCGGGCCTTGCAAGTGCATCATGGAGACATGACCGCCTTTGGCGTAGCCGCCTCCTCTACCCCATCCACCTCGATCACCGCCAGGCTCACCTCTTCCAGCAGCACCATCACCACCACCGCCGTATCCACCACCGCTACCAGCGCCAGGTGCGAGTGATGCTTGAGCAGATGCCTCTCTGCTTGCTTGTGCGGCCGATGCATCTGCTTGCGCTTGAGCTTGTGCTGCAATAGATGCCGTCAATGATGGATTTGGCCCATACACTAAAGAACTCGGACTAGTTCTACCTTCTACAAAACCTCCATCTTGGCTTGGGACTGCCACAGCATTGGGATTGTTGTATGCAGCATAGTTTGCTGCAAACTGATTTGCGCTTACTCCTGGTGGAACAGCACCAGTGCCATATTCACGGCCTGCTGCTGCTGGTTGCTGTCTATCACCATATGCAGCGTATTGCGCAGCAAACTGATTCTGAGTCATGTTTGGTGGAACAGCACCAGTACCGTATTCGCGTCCTGCTGCATCAGCTTGCTGTTGAGCAAGATACGCTCCATACTGCGCCTCAGTTGGAGGAGCAAAACTCAATGTGCTAGTTTGTGTTGATGGCGCTGCACTTACAAACCCACCAGTGGCATTAAGCGCATTCAAAGCATTTTGGAATGAAGTTCCAGCAAGCGTATTTTGGTTCTCCAGGCTAATGGTTGGATTGACTCCCATCTTTTCTAGCCTACTGTCGTACCATCCGTCTCCACCAAAATATTTAGTTGCATTCCCTAAAAGGGTAGCATTACCAAACAGGTCCTGCATACCCAGCGCAATCTTCCCCTCAGTCGGGTTTTCTCGGTAATAGGCAGCACGCTCTGCTGGCGTCATCTGCGACCAAGCGCTTGGAGCCTCTCTTTCACCGCGCCCACCGCCACCCATAGGTGCAGCAGGCTGCGCCATGATGTCGGCGTAGCGGTTCGCTGGTGCAGTGTATGGCGTGTACGGCGTCACGTCATACCCGCCGGTATAATTTGATTGACCGCCGGTGTAGCTTTGCGGATATCCGAAAAACGAATACGGCTGCGCCTGCGCGTAATTCGCCATGATCTCCGCGTATCGGTTTCTTGTCGCCATCTACAACTCCTTGCTCAGAATATGCCATCTAGGCTCATATCCCTCGTCTGCTAAAAATGTCCTTGCCCAGCCCTTACGGCCAGCCAGGGTAACTCGCGTGCAACCATTCTGCTTTCCCCAAGACTCGATGTATGGTCGCATCAGCTTGAGTTCATCTAGGTCGCCGCCAGCAAGAAAATAGTGCAAATTCTTGAGTCGCGGATAGACAATGATCTCAGTGATGACTGCGCTTTTTGTCCCAGCCCATAGCTGGAACCGTCCTACTTCTACACCCTGCGCAACATCTTCAATGGTGTGAGTGCCTCCTGAGTATTCTAAGGCGGCTTCGATGTGTTGTGCCAACCGCCAGAAATCCTCCATTACCGTTTCCCTGCCGACGTAGCCTCCAGCCGCATCACGCCGACCCGCCAATCTTCCAGGACGCTTCCGGTAACCTTCATCTTGACTGACCGGCCTGAGAACCTGGTATCGGTTGGTGCTTTGGCGCTAAACGGGCCGTAACTAACTTCGTCCGATGTTGGGTACATTCTGGCCGTGAATGAGATCAGGACCTCTCCCAGCGTCTGCTCGTCAGGGATAACCGATCTGACGGCCATGACGTTGTCACCATTCCCGAGTTCAATCGGACCGGACTGAGCGTAGGGAGCCACCGAGTCGTAGGTGTATCCAACTTCGTGATCGTAGATGTACCCGTCAGTTCCGACCATCATAGGATTGACGAATACACCTCGATCTGTTCCAGCGGTGCGCGCCATCAATCCGAAATACCAAGTGCCTTCCCGATAGTTGTAGCTGACATATGAGTCATTCTCATTAGAAGATATCGACGGGTAGAACCAGGTCACCTCGCCATAAGCAGAATTATGGACAGCATAGACCTTTGATGCCTGGGCGTAGTTGATGTTATTGAAGATGTAGTCTCCAACATCGCACTGCATGGGCTTGACAAATCCGTCATAGGACCAGAAACCTGACTGGCTCATCCACATTGCGGAGGTGTCGATGGCAGCCACAGCCTGCGCGGAGATAACCCCGCATCCGCTACCAACTTTCTCAAAACTGTAGACGTATGGCAGGCCGATGTAATTGGCGACGTGCGCGTCGGTATCGGTGAATAGGATATTGACGCCTCGCACGCGCTTGCCGCACTTCAGAGATCCTGGTGTAGCCAGTTCAAAGTCGCCGGCCTGATTGTTAGCTGCAGCCGTCCAGGTTGTATTGTTCTCCTGGTCCGACCACTTCACTAGGCGCGGGTTACCCGACGCTCCCAATGCGAACATGATGCGCTCGCTGGTGACCATCACCGACGCGCAACTTGTAGGTGCGTTGGTGATTACGGCCGCAATGGTTGGAGTCGTGAAACCTAGCTGCCACTCGTACAGCTTGCCGTCTGTGCTGCTGCAGGCCGTAAGGTACTCTCCCCAAGTGTCCAGGCTCCAGGTGGTAACCGGTATAAATCCAGTATCTGGACGTGCCGTTCCATAGGACAGATTACCATATGTTGAGTACCCGTAACCGGTTGTACCTGTAGCGTCAGCGGAACCAGTGGTGAATCCTGAGGGCGTGATGTCCTTCAATACTCCGCTTGTGTTCATCGCGTACAGCTTAGACTGAGT